GAGGTCGATGAATCCTTGACTAAAGCAGAAGTTGCAAGAAACATTGTAGAAGCTTTGAAAAAGTTATCGTTAGAAGAAGTTCAAAAACTCGTTAAAGAAATGGGTTATGAGGACGAAGAAGAAGACGAATCAGATGATGATGACGATGATGACGATCAAGAAGAGTCAGTCAAAGAAGAAGCAGAAGTTGAATCTTCATTAGTCGAGATTGAAATAGATGACGACCTATCAAAAATCTCAGAATCACTTGATTTATCAGAGGAAAATGCCGAGAAAGCAAAAACTATCTTCAAAGCTGCAGTAAACAGTAAAGTTGAAGAAGTAAAAGCACAACTCGAAGAGCATTATCAAACAGAATTAAAATCCCAAGTAGAAACTGTTAAGGAAGAATTAACTTCTTCTGTAGACAAGTATCTAACATATTGTGCTGAAGAGTGGACGAAAGAAAACGAACTTGCAATAGAAAGGGGTTTGAGATCAGAAATGACTGAAAACTTTATCCAAGGTTTGAAAACATTGTTCGTAGAACATTATGTTGAAGTACCCGAAGATAAGTATGATGTTATGGACGAACTCGCAAATCGTCTTGATGAGATGGAAGCAAAACTTGATGCAGAAGTATCCAAGAATATGGATATAACAGAAGAGTTAGGCAGTCTTAAAAGACAGAATGTTGTGACTAAGGCATGTGAAGACTTGTCTGAATCACAAACAGAGAAAATGGTTTCACTATCTAACGGTGTAGACTTCACAGACGAAGCAGATTTCGAAGAGAAAGTTGCAGAAATCAAAGAAGCTTACTTCGGTGTTGACAGTGAGACTATTGCTGAAGAAACTATCAGTGAAGAAGGAACTGGAGATTTCGAAGTCGAAGGACAAGAGAAAGTTCTAGACCCTTCAATCGCTAGATATTCAGAGGCATTAAGTAAACTAAAACCATTAGGTTAATTTAAAGGGGTATAACTCATGTTTTTATCAGAAAACTTACAAGAGAAATGGGAGCCGATTCTAGAGCACTCCGATCTTCCTAAGATCGAAGACAACTACAAGAAAGCTGTCACTGCAGTAATACTCGAAAACCAAGAGAAAGCACTTAACGAAGATAGAGCTGCTCTTGAGGAAGCTGCACCTTTAAACTCTACTGGTAGTTCTATCTCAAACTGGGATCCAATTTTGATCTCATTAGTAAGAAGAGCTATGCCAAATCTCGTTGCATACGACATTTGCGGTGTTCAACCAATGACAGGCCCTACAGGTCTTATCTTTGCTATGAAAGCAAGATACAATGACTACCCGACTGAAACTAGACTTAACAATAGTGAAGCACTATTCAACGAAGCTAGATCAGACTACTCAGGTGGTGCAGACCCTACAGCTGGCCCAGTGGGTTCAGACCCAATTGGTGACCCTTTTGACACATCTTCACCTTCATACGCATCAACTACTGGTGCTGGTATGTCTACTGCATCTGCAGAGGCATTAGGTGATGCTGCGGGTAACCATTTTGCACAGATGTCTTTCACTATTGAGAAAGCAACTGTAACTGCAAAGTCAAGAGCACTCAAAGCAGAGTACACTTTAGAATTAGCACAAGACCTCAAAGCAATCCACGGTCTTGACGCAGAATCAGAACTTGCAAATATTCTTTCAAGTGAGATTCTTGCTGAAATCAACAGAGAAGTTGTCAGAAATGTAAACCTTCAGGCAAAAACTGGAGCTGCTGACACTGCTTCTGCTGGAACATTCAACTTAGATGTTGATGCAAACGGTAGATGGTCTGTTGAGAAATTCAAAGGTCTATTGTTCCAAATCGAAAGAGAAGCAAATACAATTGCTCAGGAAACAAGAAGAGGTAAAGGTAACTTTATCCTATGTTCTTCTGATGTTGCATCTGCACTTTCAATGGCTGGTGTATTGGATTACACACCTGCGTTAAACACTGACATCAATGTTGATGATACTGGTAATACATTTGCTGGTGTCCTTAACGGAAGAGTCAAAGTCTACATCGACCCTTATGCTGGTGTTGACTACATGACTGTCGGTTACAGAGGGTCTAACCCTTACGACGCTGGTATGTTCTATTGCCCATATGTTCCACTTCAAATGGTGAGAGCAGTTGGCGAGAATACTTTCCAACCAAAAATCGGATTTAAGACTAGATACGGTATGGTTTCAAACCCATTCGTAGGAAGCACACCTTCTGACGGTCTTGCATCTGCTGGAACAAACTTCTACTACAGAAAAATGGCTGTAAGCAATATTCTGTAAACGAATTTCGTTTCTTTAAAAAGGACTCTTCGGAGTCCTTTTTTTTAGCACTAAATATATCATATGTTCTTAAGAGCAGATTAACTACTTTAAGATGCACTTAAGAGCATGACATAAACACACATACACACAGGAGGAAATTATGTCAAACGGAAAATCAGGGTTCGAAATCCGAGCCGATCTACTTAATCAAGCACAATCTATCGTTGAAGGTAATCTCTACAGAGAGAACGAAAAAGTCGATAGACATAATGAGGCATTTCCAAATGATAAAAAATCATTAGGAGATCAATTCATTGGTGTTGAGGATGTCATTAAGACAGCAAGAAAACTCAATGAGTTTGTAAACGAGAAGTAACCTTTTGGGGAACTTCGGTTCCCCAAATCAATAAATAGTAATATGAAAGAATTTGAAAAAAATATAACAATCAGTGAAGGGCCATTTGAGAGAATTTCATTTCCAAGTGGTGTAGAAACACATGATGTATTAAGTCGTGTAATTACCACAACCTATATTCAGGACGGTTATCTTTGTGAGAAAACTGTAACAAGAGAATATAGAGACGGTGACTATCACGATCAATCATCATCCAAAAGGATTATCAAACTAGATGGCTGACCCAAATATCAATAAGTCTCTTTTAGGTAAGAATAATTTTAGACTTCTTATCGATAAAGTACCCAATGTAGAGTTCTTTGTAAAGACTGTAAATATCCCTGGCGTACAATTTACTGAAACGGTTGCACCTGCTGGAATCGGTTTAGATGCATTCTTCCCAGGCGATAAAGTTACTTTCGATACTCTTAGTGTAGGATTCTTAGTTGATGAAGACCTAGGAAACTTTAAAGAGATTTTTGATTGGATGGATTCTATTGTTCCAGTATCAGACCCAAGTGCATATGCAGCTTATGTTGAGTCAGTAAAGACTGCAACTGGTTCCATGTCTGCAATTGACAATGATATGAATCAATATTCAGACATCACTCTCGTAACAAACACAAACAAAAACATCCCTAATAAATTCTTTAGGTTCCATGATGCATTCCCTATATCACTAAGTGGGATTGAGATGGAATCAGGTGCAGACGGTGAACCCGTTGTTGCAACTGTAGAATTTAGGTTCACATACTACGAAATAAAATCCACTTCCTAAAGTACCATAAATATGGTATAATAGGTATATTATGACTCTCGATGAATTAAAAGCAGAGTGGAAAAAGGATTGTGAAATCGATGATATCGAACTAGATAAATCATCATTAGAAGTCCCTAGACTCCACGCAAAATACTCAGACCTTTTGACTGATGCAGTAATCAGGCATAAGAATATCCAACTTAAATACTCCATGTTACTTAAAGATAAGTGGTTATGGTTTAATGGTAAGATGGATGAAGAGCGTATCAAAGAACTTGGTTGGTCAGATGACCCATTCGATGGTCTCAAGATCATGAAAAATGATATGCAAATATTCTTTAATGCAGATGCAGACTTACAGAAGTTAAATGCACAGACTGAGTATGCACAAATAACAATTGATTTCTTAAAAAGGTGTATGGAAAACATCACTTGGAGACATCAAACTATCAAGAATACAATCGACTGGCGTAAGTTCATGGCGGGTTCATAATGATTTATAAAAGTTATTGTTGTATTCTTTCAGAGTATCTTAATCCTACAGAGGTAGAATACATACACGGATTTGCAAAGAATCTTCCTTTACAGGAAGGTAGACTTGGCTTCGGTGGTCAAGATACAGATTCACAAACAGCAAGAGAAGGTAAGTCAGGTACATCAGATAATAAGATAAGACAATCAACAAACAAGTGGATTAATCATGAAGTAGATTTTGATCTTGATCTTAAACAAAAAATCTTTGATGGTATGATGCAGGCAAATCAAATGAGTGGATGGAACTACGAAGTTGATAATATGGAACAATGGCAATATACTGTCTATGACCATAATCCTGATGCACCTACTGGAGATTTCTACACATGGCATACAGATTGTGGGCCTGAACCATATAGTAATGGTAAGACAAGAAAACTATCTGCATCGATTCAATTATCGTGTCCTGATGACTATGAAGGTGGACACTTTCAATGGATAGAACAAACCGATGTGTTTGATTCTCTAAAAACAAGAGACCAAGTTATTAGACAAGATGATTTAATTTGTTCTGCACCTATGAGTGGTAAAGAGTTAGGTTCATTAATTGTTTTCCCTTCTTGGTTGCACCACCAAGTCACACCCGTGACAAGAGGAACTAGGAAGTCCTTGGTAGTATGGAATACAGGATGGCCTCTCAAATAACCCTTAAGAAGATCGATGAGGTCTTCATGCAAGTTCAATGTGATGACGGTCT